AATGAGAGTGTTATAGATGAACCGCTTAAAGAATACGACCATGCCGTCGACGCTCTACGCTATGCCGTTTTGTCTGTACAAACAAGACATGAACCACGGATAGAAGCACTGTAAAGGGGGTGACAAATTGTTCGAAGGACTTACAAAAATGTTTAGGAAACAAAGCCAAGCAACGAGGGCTCTTGTGGAAATGACACTTGGGCAGCCAGTATGGACTACCCGTAATTATGCTAACTTCGCAAAAGAGGGATATGGGAGTAACGTTTACGTGTATGCCTGTGTTAGGCAAATAGCTATGGCGTGCGCTGGTATTCCTTGGCTGGTGTACAGAACTGCAAACGATGGAACTATAGAAGAACTTGAAGACCATCCTGTGAACGAACTTCTAAAGAGACCCAATCCATGGCAGGGTTGGGGTGAGTTTTTTGAGAGTGTTGTAGGCTTTTTGATGCTTTCTGGAAATAGCTATATAGAGGCTGCAGGTCCTGAGTATGGACCACCGAGAGAACTGTATGTATTACGTCCAGATAGGATGAAAGTTGTGCCTGGTAATGCTCAGCAATTGATTGCAGGTTATCAGTACACCGTCGGAGCCATAACAGTAAACTTCAAGCCAGAAGAAATTTTACACTTAAAGATGTTCAACCCGACTGATGACTGGTATGGAATGTCCCCGATAGAGGCGGCAGCTAGGAGCATTGACCAGAACAATGAAAGCAGAGCGTGGAATGTTGCACTGTTGCAAAATAGTGCACGACCACCTGGTGCCTTGATTACAGAGCATGAGCTGCAACCAGATCAGTTCGAGAGGCTTAAGGAACAGATCAACCATGAGTTTGCTGGAGCTAAAAACGCAGGTAGACCGCTGCTTCTTGAGGGCGGATTGGATTGGAAAGAAATCGGGTTAACGCCAGCTGAGATGCACTGGCTTGAAGGGCTAAAGCTCTCAGCACGAGAGATAGCCATAGCGTTTGGTGTACCACCTGAACTTATAGGTGATAATGCGAACAAAACGTACTCTAATTATAAGGAGTCCAGGCAGGCGTTTTATACAGAGACGGTACTGCCACTAATGGATTCTATTCGGGACGAGTTGAACAACTGGCTTATACCTAAATTCGGTGATAACAGGTTATACGTTGATTATGACAGAGATGAGATAGAAGCATTGCAGGAAGATAGGGAAGCTGTATGGAGCAGGGCGCTAGAAGCGGTTAAGAATGGGATAATAACCCCGAATGAAGCTAGAGTCATGCTCGGGTATGACGAAGTGGAAGGCGGAGACATGTTAATGATGCCTGCTAACATGATACCGTTGACGGTTATGACAGGCGAGGGCGTGAACGAAGAGTGAAATACAAGCTACGCATGGATGTTAAGAAGAAGCCAGAGCCACAACCACGACCTCCACGGTACCCAGAGGGTATTAGACCAGTTCCGATAAATTCCAGAAATGTGGAGTTTGTGCTTAGAGAGTACCTTGACAAAAACGAACCTAAGATACAACGAGCGGTTAGAAAAATGTGGAATGCTGAGCGCGAAATGATTACCGTGCAAGAGATGGAGAAGATAATGCAGTATAGCTGGGTTCCGATTGAGTGGGTGCAGAAATGGACAAATGACTACACGGTCTTTGTTAATGAGGTTATGGCTCCAGCATGGCGTGACGCGATGCAAAACGCAGTTGAGTACATGAATGGTCAGATAGAACGGTATGCAAAAAAGCAGTTCGAGGATACTCACATCGGTAAGCTTATCGAGGATTGGATACGCGAACATGGTGGAGAGTTAATAGTAGAATTGTCAGAGGCGCAGCATGAAGCTATAAGGGAGTTACTCAGGATTTACATCTTAGAACATCCTTTGTCTCCGTACGACTTGGCTAAGGCAATTAAGCCGCTTATTGGTCTTACGTCTTCGGAAGCTGTGGCGGTAGCAAGGTATCGTGAAAGTCTTGTAAAAGAAAACCTATCAGAGAATGTTATAGAAAACCTTACAAACAAATACGCTGAGTTTTTGCTTGAAAAGAGGGCGCTAAGGATAGCAAGGACTGAACTATCGTATGCATATAATCGTGGGCAGCTTGAGGCGATAAGAGAAGCAAAGGCTAACGGGTTTTTTAGAGGAGAGGTAATAAAAACATGGTTAACGGCTGGGGATGAACGTACGTGTGAGTTTTGCCAGTCTCTTGACGGCGAGGTTGTAGGGCTAGAAGAAACATATCCAGGGGCTACGAAGAGAGAGCAAGAAATACTTACACCGCCTGCTCATCCTATGTGCAGGTGCACTGTTATTTACGAGGTTATAGAATAATAAGGGGAAAGGGGGTAAAACGGTGGACACGAAGAGTTTTAAGTTTGAAGTTAAGGACATTGACGAACAAGGGATATTCGAAGGTTACGCGGCTGTGTTTGGAAATATTGACAGGACTGGTGACGTTATTGAGCCTGGGGCTTTTAGAAAGACGTTGCAAGAGAATCCACAGCTTCCAATACTCTGGCAGCACAATCCTGCAGAACCGATAGGACTAACTGTTGCAGCGGTAGAGGATAACAAGGGGCTTAGGGTAAAAGGGCAATTAAACCTAGAAACAGCACGTGGACGTGAAGCATACGCATTGATAAAGCAGGGGGTACTGCGTGGGCTATCGATTGGCTACGATACGATAAAAGAGGCTTGGGAAGGTACAACCAGAAAACTGAAGGAAATAAGGCTATGGGAGTGGTCCCTTGTAACATTCCCAGCTAATCCACTGGCTCAGGTGGAGGCTGTTAAGGCAGTAGTACCGTTCCAAGACCTTCCACTGGCTGATATGGAGACACCCTGGGATGGTAATGCTGCAAGGATGAGAGTAAGGGAATGGGCTGGTGGAGAAGATAACATGGATTGGGAAAAGTACCGCAGGGCTTTTGTTTGGTACGACGCAGAAAATCCTGAACTGTTTGGCTCATACAAACTACCAATTGCTGATGTTATCGACGGTAGATTAAAGGCTGTACCGCGTGGTGTTTTTGCTGCTGCAGCTGCTGTGCAGGGGTCTAGAGGTGGTGTAGATATTCCTGATAGAGATATTGCCGGTGTTAAGAACCACCTTGCACGATACTACGAAAAGATGGACAGAACACCTCCGTGGAGTTCTGAGAGCAGTAGTATTGACCTGTTGCTTTACGGTATAATAGGGGCAGCGGGGGAAATTAAGGCAGGCAGAACGAATGAAACAATGAACACTGCCTTAATCGAACAAGCGATACAAAGCCTGAATGCACTTCTTGGGAAAGCTGAGCCGGATAATTCCACTCAGCAAGAAGAGAAGCCGCAGAGTGATGGCGAGTTAGAAAGTCGCTTGCTGGAAGAAGCAATTGAAGAACTTAGAAAATTGAAGGAGGTACTATAAGAATGGATGAAAAAGTAGTGGAACTTCAGAGCTTAGTTAAGGAACTGAGGGAGAAGTTCGAGCAAAAGGAACAGGGGCTCTACACAAAGGCTGAGTTTGAAGAGTTTGAAAAGAAAATAAACGAGCGCATTGCACAGCTGGAAACGATGATCAAAAGACCGGTAGTAGCTGACAGCGCAGCAGAGAGTTCAGAAACTAAGTCGGTATTCTTCAAGTTTTTGAGAGAAGGAAAGTCTGCAATAGAGCCTACTGAAAGGAAGAAACTGGTAGAAGACGCGACAGGTCAGATACTGGTTCCAGAAGAGTTGGAGACAGAGATATACAGAGAGCTTCCTAACGCTTCTGTAATACGCGGATTGGTAACGGTTAGGCAGATACGTACAGACAGAGTACGCAGGAGAAGTTTGACTGAGGTTGACGTGGGATGGGGCAAGTTGGAGACTTCAACGACTCCATTAACTGAGCCTTCTTCGTATCTAGTGCCGAGTCAAGAGTATCAGTACGTCGAAGACCTGTATGGCTTAGCGAAGATAGGCGAAGACGAACTGATGGATACAGATGTCGCTCTAGAAAGCTTGATAGTAGACTCGTTTTCTAGGGCAATAGCACAGGTTGAAGATAGGGCTTTTG